TGTTGAGACTATCCCCGAAGAAAATCAAGATCCTAGAAGGTCATTTAATTTTAGTGGTATACAAAACACGAGTAGAGCAGGCGTTGCCGTTCCTGTCATATATGGTCGTACAATGGTTGGATCGGTTGTTGTATCAGCAAATATTGAAAACGAGCAGGTAGAAGTATGAAGATTATTGGTTCTGGCGGTGGCGGTGGTAAAGGCGGTGGCGGTGGCGGTGGTAGTCCACATGAAGCTAAAGATAATCTCGATTCAAAAGCATTTGCAAGAGTTCTTGATTTAATAGGTGAAGGTGAAATCGGAGGACTTGTTGATGGAGCAAAATCTATATTTCTTAATAACACACCTCTTCAAGCTGCTGATGGATCTTTCAATTTTAAAGATGTTACTTTTGAAGTTAGAACTGGAACATCAAGCCAGACAGTAATACCAATAACAAGGGATGTTGCAACTACAAAAGCAACTGGTTTTTCTTTAGTAGAACAAGGTTCTCCTAAAGTTATACAAATTACTGATTCAGATGTTGATGCTGTTTCTATACAAATAACAGTTCCACAACTGCAAAAATTTAGTGATGAGGGAGATATATTTGGTACATCTATACAATTACAAATAGCTGTACAATATAGCGGAGGAGGTTATCAAACTGTTGTTTCTGGTAATGATGGCACTATCGCAGGTAGAACTCCTGATGCTTATGTAAGAGATTATTTAGTAAATTTAAGTGGTGCTTTTCCTGTAAATATAAAAGTAACAAGAGTAACTGCTAATAGCTCATCAAGTAAATTAGTTGATGCGTTTCAATTTAATAATTATGTAGAAATAAAATACGACAAAAGAAGCTATCCAAATAGTGCATTAGTTGGATTAAAAGTAGATGCAGAGCAATTTACAGCAATACCATCAAGAAAATATTTAGTTAATGGTATAAAAGTAAAAATTCCACATAATGCAACTGTTCGTGCTGATGGCAGCTTGGAATATACTGGAACATTTAATGGAACTCTTGGCGCAGCACAATTTACAAATGATCCAGCTTGGTGCTTGTATGATCTTTTAACTTCTGAGAGGTATGGATTAGGTTCTCATTTATCTGAGTCTGATCTTGATAAATTTAGTTTTTATCAAGCTTCTGTTTATTGTTCCCAACAAGTTGATGATGGAACAGGCACAGGTAATACAGAACCAAGATTTAGTTGTAATGTCTGTATAAATAGTCAAAGCGAGGCATATAACGTAGTAAATCAAATGTGTTCTGTATTTAGATCAATGCCATTTTGGAGTGCTGGATCATTAACAATTACACAAGACGCACCAAAAGATTCAAGTTATTTATTTTCATTATCAAATGTATTAGAGCCAGGTTTTAGTTATTCAAATGCAAGTCAAAAAACAAGACCTACAGTTGTAATTGCAAAATATTTAGATTTAGAACTTAGAGATATAAATTATGTTGAGCAGGTTGATACTGCAAACCAAACAAGGTACGGCTCAGTAATTAAAAATATTGACAGTTTCGCTTGCACATCAAGAGGTCAGGCTTCTCGTTTAGCGAAATGGATGCTATACATGAGTAACGTAGAACGTGAAATCGTAACTTTTAGCTGTGGTATAGAAGCTGGAGTTGTTGTAAGGCCAGGCCAAATCATAGAAATTGCAGATCCAATGAGGTCTGGAGAAAGAAGAGCAGGTCGTATAACATCTGCAACAACTAACTCTGTGACAGTAGATACTATATTTGCAAAAACACAAAGCGGATCAGATGTAAATTTAACTTTTGAGCCAAACTCTACATTAAGTTGTGTATTACCTGATGGGACTGTTGAAACAAAAACAGTCGCTGGATTATCAAACAATGTATTCAGTTTAGGTCAACATTTTTCTGCTGCACCAAATCCAAATAGTATTTGGGTATATCAAACTTTTAGTAGTGGGACAGGAATAGCTACAAGCACTTGGAGAGTATTATCAGTTGAAGAAAAAGATAGAGCTTTTTATTCAGTAACTGCTAGTGAATATAATTCTGGGAAGTACAATCACATAGAAAGTGGTATAGCTTTACCTGTAAGAGATGTCACTAATTTAGACATACCACCAGCATCACCAACAGGGATTACAGGCGAGGAAGTTATTTATGAGAATACTGGTATTGCAAGAACTAAAATTATTGTAAGTTGGACTAGCACATCTGATACACACTATATTCGTTTCAGATTGCAGAATGGTAATTACACTTCCAGAACAGTTGAAAACTCAAAAAGTTATGAGATCTTAGATACTATTGCTGGTAATTATGAAATAGAAGTTTTTAGTGTAAGTCCATCAGGATTAAGATCTGTGCAGTCAGCAAAACTTGTTACAGGTAATGGTAATTTCTTTGTGGCTAATGGTAAGACTGCACCTCCACAAAATGTTAGTGGTGTAAGTTTATTACCGATTGATGAGACAAGTGCGATATTAAGTTGGAATCGTGCTACAGAACTTGACGTTTTGCTGGGAGGAAAAACTTTAATCCGCCATTCAAGCAAAACATCAGGAGCGCAATGGAAAGATGGACAAAATATTGTTGTAGCTGCTGCTGGAAACCAAACACAAAAAATCGTGCCTTTATTAGCAGGAACTTATTTAATTAAATTTGCAGATGATGGTGGCCGAGAAAGTCCTGCACCAGGCTCACAAGATTCTGCTTGGAATAATACTAGAGTTACAACTAACCTCCCAGCACCATCTGAAAGATTATTAGTAGGTAATATTGATGAACATACAGCAAACTTTACAGGTAATAAACCTAATAATAAAACTGAATATGATTCTTCATTAGATGCCTTGAAATTAGCTATTTCAAATAATGCAGTAAATACATCAGGAGAGTATGAATTTGCTAATTCAATAGATTTAGGTCAACCATATGATGTGAATTTAAGAAAAGTTCTTGAAGCATCTAGTTTTAACTTAAATAATTTATGGGACGATAGAGTTGATTTAATAGATGATTGGGGATATATAGATCAAGTTGGTGGATTAACTGAAGCCACAAAATGTAATGCTGCAGTATATGTTAGTTCTACAAATGATGACCCTGCTTCGGGTTCAGCAACATTCAGCGATTATAAAGAATTTAGTAATGTACTTATAACTGGTCGGGGTTTTAAATTTAAAGCAATATTAACAAGTAATGACACTAACCAAAATATAGCTGTCACTAAATTAGGTGCTAAATTAGAATTACAAGGAAGAACAGAATCTATCTCGACTCCAGTTACTACTGGATCATCTCAATATTCTGTTTCTTTTACAAACGCATTTAAGCAAACACCAACTGTAGTAGTGACTCCAACTAATCAACAATCTGGGGATTTCCATGAACTTGCTAATATAAGTAGGACAGGCTTCCAAGTCACTTTTAAAAATGGCAGTTCAGCAGTTGCAAGATCATTTGTATGGGCGGCATCAGGTTTTGGTAAGGAGGTCACATAATGAGTAATGCGGCAGATTACAATTTAGCTAATCAAGTTGGTTCAACTTTTAGGACTGAGCTTAATGCTGTTTTAGGAGATATACAATCCTTAAATAGTGGGTCATCAGATCCAACTACAACTGTTGCCTATAAAATTTGGGTTGATACTGCAAATAATTTATTAAAAATAAGAAATTCTGCAAATAATGGTTGGTTAGTTTTAGGAAGTCTGACAGATGCTGCACATACTAATAACTTTGGATTAGCAACAAAAGCATCTCCAACCTTTACAGGAACAGTAAATTCTTCTGACATTATTATGTCTGGAACAGGAAGTTTAAAACTGCCAACTGGTACTACTTCAGAGCAACCTGGTAAAACTGGTCAGCCAGCAGCCGCTACAGGCCAAATAAGATTTAATACAACTACAACAAGCTTTGAGGGTTATAACGGATCGGCATGGGGAGAACTTGCTGCTGGTGTACCAGTAGGAACAATATTAACTTTTGGGGCTTCTACTCCCCCTTCTGGGTTTTTAGAATGTAATGGTAGTGCTATTAGTAGA